GCAATCGTAATAGTACAAGCTGAATCGAGTGTTCCTGTATATTTGATATAGATTGATCTAGCTGGATCTGTTGCGCCATCAGCTACAGTTGAAGTGTGCGTGTCTGCATTTGTTGTTATTGCTTCTGTGCCAAAACTTAAACCTTCTGCAATAAGCTCTAAGTTTGTATTTGTTGTTGTACCCCACGTTCCTGACGCATCTCCTGTTGCCATTTCGTTGAGTCTTAAATCATTTACATATGTACTTGCCATTTTATTTTATCCTCGTTTTGGATATATTACCTTTTTATAACATATTTAAGCAACTTCTTCCCAATCAGCTTCTTGTGTTTCTGTTATATCTGTCCATCCAGGCGTTTGTGAACTGCTAATAGAATCCCATCCTGGTGTTTGTGATTCATCTATCATACCCCAAACAGCAATAAATCCAACCTCACCAGTCGCTTCGGATAAAGAAACGCTCACATTCGCTTGTGAATTTGTAGTAACAGAACCTATTTGTCCGTCTGAAGATACTCCGTTTATGGTAAATATTTCATTATGATTTACTGTAACAGAGCCAATTGCACTCGTAGCTGCAACACCACTTACAGCTACATTTGCTTCTCCATCTACATCAACACTTACTGATCCTAATGTTCCTACTGCACTTGGTAAAACAGCAACCGCTTGGCCATTCACCCCCACTCCAGATATAGCACCTGTTGCAGATTGTCCTGTAGGTATTACATTAGCTTCACAATCAAAGGTAAGTGTACCTACTGCTCCAGTACCTGCTTGTCCAGTAGGAACTACATTAGCTTTAGCAACTATACTTACAGATCCTACAGCAGAAGTAGCAACTAAAGTAGATGGTGTTACGTTAGCTTCAGCATCAACGCTGACAGAACCTAACGCAGAAGTAGCGGCTACACCAGATATGGTGAAGCTTATAGGTACAGAGGCGGGTTGACCCCAAGGGCCTGCTCCCCAAGTGGAACGACCCCATCCGACAGACATTTATTAAGCTATTCGTATAATAGCTGTTGATGCTGCAGCGGCTGGGAATACTATTGTAAAGTCTCCTGCTGTAGATGTTTTATCACCGCCAAAATCAATAGTAGCAACTGATTTATCAGAATTTGTATCATTATAAATCAAACATCCTCTAGCTGTTACTGTCGCTGTACCAAATGTTAAATCAGCGAAATCTGTAAATCCTGTTGTACCGCCAGATGTAGGAGCAACTTTTGTTAATGCTGCGCCTCCTGCTGTGTAGTTAGTACCACTTACTTCTTGAGAAGTCGAGTAGGCAGTCGTAGTTGCGCCCATCGTAGCAGAACTGGTAAACAACGCTAGTTTAAAAGCATTTCCGTTTGTTGCAAAGTTGTGAGTCGCAGTAAGAAGCTCTTTCTTAAAGCTGGTCGTTAGTGTGCTAGTTATAGCCATATCTATATCCTCTTGATTATTTCAGCTACTTTCTCCTCTCCTGCCGTCATTAGCTCTTGTATCAAAGTAGCTTTATATGATTTTATAGCATTTTTTATATAAATTAAACAAAGTTGTCTAATTACCTCTTGATAGGCTTCTGCTTGTTGTCTTATATAAGGTTCTTGATCTTCGGATATATGTACTAATTTTTCTGTAATTCTTTCTGCCCAAAATTCAGGTGGATGTCCTCCATAGTTGCTTGTTTTAGCTTCTATAATCCCTAAAGCAGGCATACCTGCTGGTGTAATTTCATCTACCATTTTTTAGGATCTCCTGCGGTTGATTGCTTCAAATGACTGTCATATCTATCCATGTACATGACTTTTTTTTCTTGTTCTTTTTTATTAATTTGACTTTGACTGAATACACATAACTCACCTTCTTTGTCATGCACAATAATTTTTGGATCGTCCAAACGATGATATCCGTAAAGTTTTTCTTCAACTGGTATGGATGTATCTAATAATGTTGAAGTATTTGCAACTTCTACGCGCACACCTTGCGCTTGGCATTTAGCTAACCAATACTCTACACATCCTCTACCTGCCTCTGCAAAATACAAATTACCTTTGTATGTAAAATCTACACCAAATAATTTGATACAACCTACTTTATTCCATAATGCAAAAGCTATTGCATAAGCTACTGTATTGTTTAAGTAATAACAGTTTAAATCTCTTACAACTTGCTCAACTGGATATAAAACTAAACCTTTAGCTCTATCGTCTAGCTCGCAAGTATATATTGGCCCTTCATGGTTTTTTAATATTTTTATCATAGAATCAGTCTGACCGCCTGCATCGTCACTATCAAAAAAACGACTTGCAGGGTCTAACATAAATATTCTGTCGTGGAATATGACATCAGCAACGGCATTTATTGCCCATACTTCGTCAAAGTGTACTCCGTGGGATTTTGCAAGATTATAGTCAAACCAACTTTTGCCCATGCCGACAATAGCTACAGTCTTGCCTTCAAGTTTCTTGATAGGCTTCATACTTTCTCCTTTTATTTTTAACTTACTTGTGAGCGTAACGAGTCATAACGATATTCATCGCGTCTTCCTCTGGATTCTGCTCTATTCTTTAATCTATCTATGCTTTGTAAAAATCTTTTCTCGTAAGTATCGAGTAAACCTTGTTCACCCTTCATAAAAGTATAAGCCTCAACTAATGAACCATACAACATTGCTTCTCTAGCGTTTTGCGAAAGCCAAGTGCCACTTGTATTTGACACCAAACTTGTCGGTTTGTATAAGTAATGCAACTCAACTGAATAATTTGAGTCGGGAACAGGCGCAACGACAATAGATGTACCGCTACTTGATGATGTGCTGTATTCTTTGTCAAAATCTGCGTAGTACAAAGGCAGTCCTCTTAGACTGGTGTCAGCTATATCAGGTACATATTCCTGCATAAAGCTGGAGTGCTTCTTTTCTAAAAAATGATAATCACTTGAACCATCAATTACCGCAAGTGAAAAACTTAAAATAAAATCATTAGGACAAGTCAAAAATCTGTTTCCTGTAGAAAAACTTCCTATTTGATTCTTTCTAAAAAAATCAGATTGTACTAAATTGAATATACGATCTTCTGTGTTTTTTACAAAATCTGCAATTGTATTATCAAAAGTAGTTTCACTATTATTAGTAAAATTTTTAATTAGTGTTGTTAATTCTGAGTATGTCATGTAGTAATTGTAACTGTTCCTAATGCTGATGTCATTTCAGACAAAGAAAAGTTACTTCCTAAAATTGATGGATTCATTGATAAAAAATTGTTACTTGTACTGTTAAATACATTTGCGTCGCTGACTACAATAAATCCTTCGCCAGCCTCTACATCATTATTTGGTCTAGCTTTATATAATGCTTCATTATCAGATGGTTTTGCTACAGGATCTATTTGAGGAGCTTTTGGCTCATAACATTCGTCACAAACTTTTAAGTTATTCCATTCTTCTCTTAGATCATGTAATTGATATTCAAAACCACATCTATCACATAAACCTTTTGCAAATTTACCAACTGCAAATCCCATTAGTAACTACTTCTCATAGATGGTTTTATTCTAAAAGATGCACGATCTTCGTCCTGGTCTGCTGCTCTTCTAAACTCTTCTTCATACATTTGTTTTAGCATTTGAGTTTTGTCTGGCGCACGTTTGACAGATAGGTAATACGCTAAACCTGCTGTAAAACATGGATAAAATCTGAACGGCATATCCATTGTATCTCTTGCCGTATCAGCGTCATCCATCCTTACCAGCTTATTAAATACTAAAATATCAGTAGAATTTTCTGGAGTAGGCCATACTTTTATCGCTGGTGTAGTAAGTTTGTCTAAGAAAAATTGTGTAGGTCTGCCTTTTTGACTCTTTGTAGGTATGTTTATATATTCTGATCTGCTTATTCTAGTAATATTGATATCATTATCTACGCTGTTTGTAGTTCTGCGTACGACCATATCTAATATATCAATTACGTTTGTGTTGAGATTATATGAAGCTGTGCCTTCTGTTACTGTTTGAGTGCCTTGTTCGATAGTCCATTGATTTAAACCTCTGTTAGCCCATTCAGCTAACATAATGTTTATTGATCTTTTTGCTGTTTTGAGGTCATAACCAGTCCTAAGTTCAAGCCCACATCTTTCATAGGCTTCTTCGACGAACTCAGTTACATTAGGCTCGAAATTGGTGCTTCCTGACAAAGCCATTGTTATTTACTCTTTTTCTTAGCTTTCTTCTTAGCTGCTT